GTGGCATTGAAGACTCCGATAAAGATGATGACTTTAAGATTGGGTTTGCCAATGATGAGATCATCAAAATTACAAGAGATGCTGACGCTGGTGAGATCTTTGGCACGTCTCGTCTCGAAGCAGTAAGCGATCGAATTGAAGGACTTCGAAATAAACTTTCCGACAATGATGACGCTATTGCTTCAAAAGCGTATCCATTGTGGCTATTCCTATTCGGTAGTGAAGAAAATCCGTGGGAGTCAGATGATATTAATGAGTTCATGAAATCTCACGAGATGGAGAATTTCCATGCTGGTATGAAGCAGGGTGTCCGTGGTGACGTGAGTGTTGATACTGTTTCTGGCGAGGTCGCCGATATTGCTGATGCGCTCAATTTCGACATCAATTGGATTATGTCGATTATGCCTGTTCCGATGTATATGCTTGGTGCGTTCCAAGAAGGATCACAGGTTGGACAATTTGGTGGTGTCGCTCAGCAGCAAGAGATGAACCGTCAAATCAAAGACGCTCGAAAAGATATTGAAGATAAGTTTACACCACTTCTCCGAGAAGTGGCCGAGCAACAGGGAATGCCAGAAGACGCAGTCAAAACAATTCGACTGAAGATTGGTTCACCTGGTGAGACACAGTCAGAGAATCCAACTCGTGAGAACATCATTCGATATGTTCCGAAGGATCAGCGTGGTCCTGAGACTGGAAGTCCAACTGAGAGTCCGGGCAACGATGGTGTCCCTGACGACATGATTGATTCTGATGGATTGCCACAGGGAGTGAAACAGCCACAAAAAGATAAGATCCCAGAACCGGATGAATCTGAATCGCCTGAGGATGCCTCAGAAGAGGCTGGAGCCCAGTTATGGCATACTGATCAAGGAATCGCAGAACTTTCGATCTCGGACGATTCTCGGCTCTCTGACGCCATCTACTCGACGATGGTAGACACACGAGACGAAGTCATCCGAGAAGTTAGCCAAGAGTTCGAAAATGCTCCGATTTTTGCAGCGACCCAATTCGAGCAAAAAGCCAATTCTGTGCTACGTCAACAAATGTCACGAGGTAGATTTAGAGACTCTGTGAAGCCTGTCGTTGAAGAACTTACTGGTGACAGTAGCTCGAACTTTACTCGATCCAATTCTGTAAAGTTCTTCACACAAAATGTTGAAAATGCGACAGAAGACGCACTTGAGGAAATGCTGCGATTGATGCGAATTCAAGTTCGTCGTGGTGCAAACAATGGTGAAGAATTGGATAACATTATTGATCGTGTCAAGCGAAAATATAATGATGGAAAACTCAGAGAACGTGCTGAGATAATTGCTCACATGGAATCGAAGAACATTGAAGAAAGTGTAAAACTACAAGAGTTTGAACGAGATCCAGACATTGTTGGAGTCCGTGTGGTCAATGAAGACCCCTCTACGCCGCTCACGCAATCGCTGTCGGGAGTTGAGGCATATTTCGATGATGGGGACATCCAGAGTCAACTTGCCTCACAGACGCGCTCAGAGTTCTTACAGAAAGGATTTGATCCACTCCCGCCAACTCCACCGTTCCACTTTAATGATACGACGACATTGGAGGCTATCTATGAGTAGATTAAAACGATTTCGCTTGGTTCGAACAGAAGATGAATCTGGTGTTAGTGGAACTGGAGTAGTTGCAGTTGGTGTTGAATTTCCATCAGGCTACTGTGAAATGGAATGGCTAAATGGAGAGAACGATAGAGTTCAAACAGAACAAAACGGATTAGCTTCGTATCCTGGTGGTGTCGATGACCTTATTGAAGTTCATGGTCATGAAGGTCGAACCACTGTTGAATGGATTGACGAATAAGCGTAATCGCCGATGACCCCAATGCGCTACGGTGAATATGGGCGAGGATTTGCAGTTAACCTAATTAGGTGAAATAACAATGGCAAAAGACGCAGACGGTAATTACTACTACGAAGAAGGAACAGTTGCAGAAGAAATGGAAAATTGGGACATGTATGAGGATTCTGATGGTAACATCGGATTCTACGATGGTTCCAACGAAATGCGTATGCATCCACTTGGAAAGACGTTCGGTGGACAAAGAGCAGAACCTACTACAAGCGATCTTGCTGATGGCGAGTATATGTATTATGTCTCTGACGGTGACGGTGCAAACTCTGCTGGAGACTTTGTAGTTGCTCGTAACAACGGTGGCTCAATTGAGACAAACGTTGTTGGAGCAGCTTCTGGGTTCGCATAAATAACCTCATCACCCTGTTTCAAGGAGTAGTGCTGTTCTGCTCCTTGGAGCAGAAAGGTGGTTGAGGTATATGCCACCAGAAGAGTATATAATATGGAACAAATTAACTTAACGCCGCTCAAAAATGAACTCAGTAACGAAGAGTTGCAAGAAGAATATGATCTTGGCGAGATCGTCGAAGTGCCTGACGGTGTAGGCATTATTGCAGCATTCGTCGAAGAGTCATTTGAGTATCCCGTGGGAGCCGCTGACCGAATCGAGAGAATCGATGAAGAAGATGAAGAGGTCGATATGGAAGAAATCGACGCTTCTGAAGATGATCCAATGTATATTGTGGCTCTTCAAGAAGGTGGTTCTGTCGCGGTTTCGGCTGACGAGATTAGTGGTGACGGATCGCTCGAAGGTGAAGGTAAAGATATTAAATCATTTGAAGACGTAGGGTCTGAGGGAGGAGACGCTGAGCTTGCGCCAGTCTATGAATACTGTGATGACCCGAGTTCTACTGAAGAACTCGAAGCAGCAAAGCGTAAGTACATTCACGAGAATAATGCTGAGCCTCTTGCAGAATACGTGAACGATAATAAGGCAACGCTTGCAACTCTTGAAGAAATGGATTCTGAAGAGCTTGTCAATATTCGTGGAGTTGATGATCCACACGTCGGGTTCGATAGTTTACCTGATGGATGGACGAGGAAATCTGTCCTCCAAGCGTGGGCTTCTCTTGGAGGAATGTGGAGAACATGTTATGCTCGCATGATCAGAGAAATGGGTCCAAACTTTGCAAAGCGTTGGTGCAGTGCAATGAAAGATGAAGTCCTTCGAACAGAAGAATGGAGAGGTAAGTTTTAACAATGGCACTTGAATTAAACGACGGAGAGGTAGTAACAGGCGATCTTACTGATGCTGAAGAGATCAGTGCAGAGGTCGAAACACAAACAGCAAATTACATTGAAGTACTTGTAGATAACAATAATGGAGGCACGCCGAGCGGATATGATCTCAAAGTAGAGTTCTATTCGACGACTGCTGATGCGTACTTTACGGTAATTGAGAATACTTCAATTACGGAATCTAATCCACAAATTGCAAATGATATTCGTGCGCAAAAAGTTCGTGTAACACTGAATGCGAATAATAGCGATAATTACCGACTTTCGGTAGAGTCATTCACGGAGATTTAAATGGTTAACTTTGGTGGCGCACCGCATGACTCTGACGATGTGCAAGACTTGTGGTATGCACTACGTGAGATGGGACTCCTCGACGCGGATGGTGAAAATCCACAAATCTCTGTCGATGATAATGGTTCAACTATTACAATTGACACTGATTCGACAGAACTTGACCTCGTTGTTCAAGACATTATTGACGCGCTTGAAGGAGCCGCGTACACTGACAATCTCCCACAAGGAGGAGAACACCTGAAGACAAGAGGACATGGCCTTCAGCCAGACGGGGACCTTGTTGGTGATATGGCTGGTGGACAAATCTTTGCCGATGTTGTCAATCTCGACGTAGGCGAGGAGTACGTTTCAGACTGGTATGATACTGACGGCTTCTCTGCAATTGAAATCTTCATCAACTCTGACGTAGAGAGTGCTACCGATGGTGTCAAGATTGATTACACGAGTGACGCTAATGTTGCCAACCCAACCGTTGATGCAACTGACACTCGTGCGTACACGAACGACGACATTGACAGAGGGTATTCCAATTATAATTTCGGAACAGTTCTCGACGGATTCAGATTCCGCTATGAGAATAATGGACAAACAACTTCGAATACGTTAATTGTCGGCACACTTCGGACAGAGAAAGCCTTCGACTCTGCCAATTACGTTGGTACAAACAATATTGGCGACACGTTCCTCCGAATTGGAACGTCTGAAGCGCAGCCTGGTATTGAAATTGGTTCGCCTACGTCTCTATTCGATGACCTTCAGACGATTGAACGAAGAAGTATCATCGACCTGAGTTCATCCTTTGGTACATCTGTCCTCAGAGATGAGACGTTCGTTGAAGGCTCTGGTTCAATTACAGAAGACCCTGACCCGAATACTGGAGAAATTGAACTTTCGACAGGAACGACGCCAAACTCTGAGATGGAGTTGCGCTCTGCCGAGTATGGTCGATACATTCCCGGTTATTCAGCACAGCAGGGTGTGGGTATCCGTATCCCGAATGTTCCAACAGAAGGAGAAATTCTGTGGGGATACTTTGACGACGACAATGGCTTCTTTTGGGGATACGATGGGGACCAAGGAGAACTATTCGTTGGGCGAGAGTATGATGGTGTCGCAACTCGTACATACTTCTCTGACTTTAACGGACAAGACTTTGAGCAGGTGTATGGGCGTCCATTTGACCCGAGTAATGGGTACATCTATCAGATTGATTTTTCGTGGTACGGATATGGAATTATCAATTTCTCGATTGTTGGACAAACGCAGAACGGCACATCGAGTGAGGTTCCGAGACAGACAACACAGACGCTTCACAGTCTCGTTGTAGACGATACCACGTCTCTCGCTGACCCGAATCAGCCCATCTCTGTCGAGGTTGAAAATGGCGATGCTGGCGACGACAACCGTGTTAGGATTGGAGGACGACAGTTCTCAGTCTTTGGGCAACGATCCTCAGAGAAGCGTACATCTTCTGATACGAAAGAGGACGTGTCTATCCCGAGTGGAAGTTGGGGTCATGTTATGACGTGGCAGCGTAGAGGAGATGTTGGTGACGTGAACGCAAAACTTAACGTTCGGGGAATCGACTTCGGGACTGACCAGTCCACAAGACTTGCACTTGTTATCAATCCTAACGTGACTGGTACAATCTTCACTAATCCTGACTTGACAAATCCGGATGAAATCCTTACAGAACGCTCCTTTGATGGAACGTTTAATGGACTCGATGGTGGAACAAAGGTATGGGAAGGCTCTGTCCAGATTGGTGGACAGGGTAACGCCTACGGCTCCTTCAATCCAGACGTTGACGTGTTGTTCGGACAGAATAACCAAATCTCACTTCTCGCACGAGGAGTGGGTGGCAGTGGAACCGGACTTTGTACGATGCGGATTGCAGAAGACTGGTAGAATAATATTATGACCGAAAGAGTTAAGGCCACTTTCTTTCAAATCCAGGTAATGGATTTCCCATATAATTGAACACATTTTGTGATTCTGAATTTGAAAAGTATATAGTATTTCCACTTGTACGAGCATCAAATCCTATATCTTTAAACATAGATACTATATTATCGAATCTATTTATCTCATTTGTTGCAGTTATTTCTATTCTATTGCAACCACCGTGTGTACTATATGTTCCATCACAAACAAACCAATTCTTCAAAATTGTTGGTGTTAATGATATATCTTTTGGAAACTTTTTACTTCCAGTGTCATACCATTTTTCAAATCTATTAAATACGGGAGAACTTCTGCTTGCTAATCTGTAAACATCGCTATAGTCTTCTTCTTGAGCATTTTTTCTAAAACCTCTATTTTTATTTAATTTTGCACTCTTTTTAGCACTCTCTTTTAGATAAACACCTTTACCATATACACCAAGTTTCTTGTTTATATATTTTAAATAATTTTTATTAATCATAACAATATCTATTCTTGGGTTTCCTCCGCTATTTGCTATTGTTCCATCACCCATTAACACCCCTGTTATAATTTCTTTTTGTTTATTAGATAATTTTGGATACTTACAACTGTTACTATTGTACCAATGCATAGAAAGATTTTTATATTCACTACCACAATTTGGACAACAGTCTTTTTTCTTAGCTTCCATCACAAAGGTCTCCAATAACAAAACCTAATGGAACGTATCCACTATATTTATTATCTCTACACTCTTTTAATTTTTCCAACTCTTCATCACTTAGACGAACGGTATTTTCTCTTGCCATACTAATGTATACGTTATGCTGATACTTAAGTCTTTCGATAATATCATTCTGCATACAACTAAGTAGCCCGACACATATAGTATATAGATGACAAAGAAGAGTCAGGCTATTGAGGTTTCTACATGAGTGTACAAATTCAAACTGTTGAGTTCGAGCGACGAGAAGCGTATCTCTCTGAACTTGATGATGGCGCTCCGTGGACGGTTCACGGTGTCGCGCTCGGCGCAGGTGATGTTACTGTTGGACAGAGTGGTATCAAAAAACTTTGGCCAGCAAGCGCTCTCAAGGAGAGCGCAGAGTCACTCGAAGGTCGAAACCTCGTAGTCGATCACAATAATGACTCTTCTGGAGTTGTTGGTACAGTTACAAAAGCAGGATATAAAGAAAATGTCGGTGTCATTTATGAGGCCGAATTGTTCGACGAAGATCTTGCAGAAAAAATTAACAATGGCCTTCTTGAAGTTTCAATCCGTGGTAAACACATTGATGTTGAATCCATGGAAGAAAACGAAGAAGGTGCAAAAATTGTAGAAGGAATTAAATTTGATAACTTGTCAATTGTTCCCACAGGCGCAGCGCCTTCGAACACGATTGACATGGGATCAACTGAAGAACTTTCTGTTGCGGAACTCGCCGAATTCACAGGCGAACTCGACTCATCTGAGCTTGCTCAGGTGGAGCCAGGTATGTGGGTCACTGATGGTGACATGCATGGTGTGACTGTATCAGCAGTCACCGATGGCGAGATCGAAGTAGACATCTATGAAGAGATGGATGATAAGTGGCGCTCTACTGGTGAGACAAAGATGGTGAGCACAGACTCACTCAATGAGTGGGATGTTGATGAAGATGATATCGGTGCCGCTAAGGACGATGAAGAAGATGACGAAGAAAATCAATCTTCTCTCGCAGCAGAAGGAGATAAAGTCCAATGGGACAACGGTAGCGCAAAAGGCGTTATCGTTGATCGGAAGACAGACGGCTGCTTCTCTGATCGAATCGATGGCGATCAAGAAATTTGTGCAGACGATGATGATCCAGTTGCGCTCATCGAAATTGTAAAAGATGGAGATCGTACTGGTACAATGGTCGCACACAAAGAGAGTACACTGAATTCTTCCGACTTTGAAATGTCTGAATCTAAATCCGATGGATTTAGCGATGGGATGATGGTTCAGTGGCAGGTTAATCCTAACATGTTCGGTAAGATTGTCCACATCGACGATGATGAGGGCAAGATTATGGTCGAAGTGATGGAGATGGTTGACGGAGAACCTGAAACTACTAACCACACTGTCTCTGCTGGATTCTCTGATCTCGTTCCAATGGAAGCAGAGTCAATGTCAGAGCAACTTGAAGAGTTCTCGGATTATCCCGAGGCTGCATCAGAAAATGCTCAAATGGCTCTTGACGCTCGTGAGGGCAATGACAATCCGAATGATTGTGGTACTGACGTTGGTTGGAAGCGTGCAAAGCAGCTGGCCAACGGTGAAAGCCTTACACGAGAGCAAGTCGGCAAGATGTCCGCATTCAATCGACACCGTCAAAATTCAGAGATGGATGATGACGAAGGTAAGGCCGATTGTGGCTGGATGATGTGGAAAGCGTGGGGTGGCGATGAAGGTGTCGATTGGGCGATGGACAAAATGGACGAGATCGAGGAAGAAGCTGCCGAACTTCGAATTGAAGGAGAGGAAGAAGAAGGAGACGAACAAGCTATTCGAGAGCAATCTCCTGAACGCTTCATCGACCCTGATGAAGAAGAACTTCAAGACTACGAGATGCACACACCCGATTGGTCAGGAATGACAGAAGGTGAGTGGAACTCTCCAGACATGGAAGACTTTGACACGGATGATCTGTCTGAGATTAGTAGTCACTTCCTCATTTCCTCTACTGGCTTCCCACCAGAAAACTTCGGCGATCTGAAGCTTCCAGTTGTTGAACCCAATGGCGATCTCAATGTCAATGCACTTTCAGCAGTGAAAGGAGGTCGTGGCGTTTCTGCCGTAGATGGCCTCTCTGAATCGATGGAAGAAGACATTGTCGATTGGGTCAATGAAACGGCAAACAGCGAGTTTGAGCGAAACTGGGGCGAGGAAGAAGCGTCTGTTCATGGCAAGCGAAATCGGACAATCGATGACACGGGACAAGAGGAAACCGTAGATGATACTGGTCCGGTAGAAGTTGCACTCAACTTGATCAACAAGTACCTCCGTTTGGAGGGCAAGCACGAGCGCGATTCGGTCGATAAGATGCTTTCGTGGATCTTTGGATCTACTGACCTTCCAATGGAAACAGTCAGTGATTTCCGAAGTGCCTCGAATCAATTCCTTGACCAAACAGCAGGAACTGACTCGTTCGATGGATTGACGATCGAACAATTCCGCGACTGGCTATTAATGCACGGTGGCGGGAGTCAGGGAAGACGTGAACAGGATACACAGAAGCGTGGTGAGTTGCCACCAGGTAAAGCAACTCCGGTACACGTCCTATCCGGCGATGACCTCCAGCGAATGAACAGTAAGTCTGGGGAGAGCGAGTTGGACGACACAACTAAGGTAAATACTATGACAAACGAAGAAATTGAACAGAAGCTCGCAGAACTAAGTGAGCCTGTCGCAGTTGAACAGAGCGATCTTGAAGAGCTTCAGGACAAGGCTGACCGATTTGAAGAAATGTCGGAAACGCTGGACTCCCTGAAGGAGCGAACGGATGTCCTTGACGAAGCAGACCGCGAACAGGTCGAAGAACTGGCCGAATCAGATGAGCCGGTTGTTGTGGAATCCGCTCGCATGGAACAACTTGAAAGTGAAGCAGAGCAGGTAAAGACTGTTTACGCAGGTGCCCTCTCTGACGAACTAAGTGCATTCTCCGCTGAGGAGCTTGCAGACAAGTTCTCAATCGAAGAGCTTCGAGAAAAGTATGAAGAACAGATTGGCGATCCCGCAGAAGAACTCGCTACTTCGGAAGAAGCTGATCCCGCTTCAGGTGACGTGGACGAAGAAGAACTCGAAGAACGCGCTGACGAAGGTTCAGAGACTGAAGAAGCGTCTGAATCTGACGAAGCTGAAGAAAAGCGTGCTGAACTTCGAAGTAAAATTCTTGGAGGTGACTAATTATGGCATTTGAAGATCTTGACGCAGGCGACGAAACTCGCCGTAATGGTGATTATGTTGCATTCGATCACCCAGACGGTGAAGGTACAGACCTAAGTGGTGTAACTATTGCACGAGGTGCTCCTGTCACATATGATGGGACTGATCTTGCACTAGTTACTGGTGACAACAGTGATGATGTTGCTGGAATTCTTTCTAACTATGATGTTAGTGGGGATACTGGTCAAGAAACTGTTGGCGCTGAGGCTAACGTAAAGTTTCGTGGTGAGGTCAAGGCAGACCTGACTGCATACGCTGATGGAAGCGCTACTATTTCAGTAGGCGGTTTCCTTGGTAACAGTGATACACTTTACGTTGTTGAAGAACTTGACGCAGATGACAATCTATACCGCGTACAGGTGCGGTAAAATTTAAGAGGTAATAATATATGGCACTAACAACACGCGACGTTATCACACAGGATTTCGTTCGTGACACGGTTGAAGAAGTAGTTGAAGAGAATCTTGTTTGGCGGCGCGCCTTCCGAGAGATCGACGCAACAGGTATCGAATCGAATTCATACACATTCCACATCGACAATGACGAAATGTCTCGTCCGCAGATTGTCGGTGAGGGTGAGGAGTCTCCTCGACACCAGAGCACAGTCGGCGAAAAGACTGTCAAGTTTGAGAAGTACATGGGCGAAGTTTCGCTCACTATGGAGTCTATGGAAGATGGTCTGATCGAGATGAAGGCTCGGGAAATCGAGGATCTTGCTCGTTCAATGGCAGAGCGTCTTAACGAAGAAGCATACAATCAACTCTCTGCTAATCTACAGCAGGTAGATTCAGACAGTAATGCTATTGGTGACGCGAATGGGACGCTCTCATTCAGTGACATCACAGAAGGTATCAAGGCTCTCTCCGAAGACGATTACGATCCTGACCTTCTCTTCGTCGACGTTGACGGATACGTTGACCTCCTTACTGACAGTAACTTCAACCGTGCTACGGAGAGCGGTGACGAAGTTGTTCGAACAGGTGAGGTCGGTACTGTTGCTGGTATGACAGTTATCCTTGACTCCACACAGGACATTGCTGGTGGCAATGGCGCTATCGCTGTTGACTCCACTCGATACGGATACGAGCTTACTCGTACTCCAATGTCGACTCGTGAATACGAAGAGCCAGAGCGGATGGCAGACATTGTTCAGGCGTTCACACGAAAGGCTTGGACAACAATCTTCGAAGACGCAGCAGCAGAGATCGACGGATAACTTGGACATTCGTACTGTCCAACACTCTTAAACCGGCTGGATATACATGGATTACTCGCCAAAATACGTTGACTTATCCGAAGTCCCTGTTCGTCAGGTTCCTGACGACTATGATGACGGAGAGAAAGCAGATGCGCTCGAATTTGCAGAGACATCTATGGAGCTTGACGTATACGATGGTGAGTCGATCCCGATAGATGATCAGATCCCGCAAGTAATTGCTGCCATTAAGCAAAAGGCAACATGTGAGCTTGTCAAGGGAGCAGAAGATCCAACATCTACAAAACTTGGTGATCTCGAAGATGGCGGAACGAATAAAACTGATTATGCGAATTCGTTCTGTGATCGCTATGACGAGATTGTAGATAAAATTAACGATTCTGGAATTCTTGGCGAAGAGAGTGGTCAGTCGACATCTCCATATATTTATACTACCAGTAACCCTGATGGTGATTAAGTTTGCCAAATAATTTTCGAGTAACTAACTTCGAGAAAGATCTTGAAGAGATGGAATTAAAGCTCGAACAAATAGATATGGAGAGTGTCAAAAAACGGACTCTCAAACGTGTTGCTCAAGAGATGGCTGGAATGGTTCGACAAGCAGTATTCGAGTCAACTATTAAATCTCCGGCTGATAAGATTAGTAAATTTGAAGGAGGAGACGGTCCACCTCTTGCTACAAATGATGCGTGGATAGTAACAAACGAAGGAAATAATTATACTGTCAGACCTCATCCAAAGGTTCGGCAGAGGGCAGTAGTACTTAACTTTGGCTATCCTGGTAAGATAACTCCAAATAACTCTGAATTTTTGAAATTTCAAATTGACGGAGAGCCTGTATTTGCAAAAGAAGTAGATGGGCCAGAAGCAACAGGCTATTGGCGTGTTGCTTTCAATAGAATGAAATCAAGTGGAAAACTTGAAGATATCGCAAAAGAAGAACTAGAAATAGAATTTGAGGAAGCATTCTAATGGTTTCTCCACGTTCTTCAATTGAAGCAATAACGAAAGCGATTGCAGATTCAGGAAAACTTCCAAGCGAACTAAGTGTATTGTTACAGGAAGCAGACCAAACATATGAGGATGCTGACGTTGATCTTCCATTATTGGAGATCCAGATAACAGAAGTAGATAACGTTTCAGTTGAGAATACTGATTTTGTCGGTTGGACAACTGACGAATATGGTAATCAGACTGGGCGCATCTATTATTCCGAGTATGAAATGACACTTCAACTTGCGCTCTGGACAACAAAAGATGATGGATATGACCCCGATGACCTTGGTGAGAAACTACGCGAGGCACTCTATCCATACTCGTCTTACGGCCCACAAGAGAGTTTTAAAGATGATCAAGATAACTCAATTGATCAAATATTCTACTTTCGTTTAGATAATGGCGAACGGACAGACGACTTAATTCAGACACCAACTGTACGAAGGTGGACACAAGAAGTAGAATTGTGGGCATCTGAAGAGTTCAGAACAACAGAAGATTATATTGTCAGTGTGGACTTTCCAACTGATGAAAATCTAAGTGGTTCAGATGAAACAATTTCAAATATATGACATATCCGGCTGGTGGAGATATGTTGGACAGTACGAATCAACCACCACTTATAAGAGGTAATAACAAATGGTAACAACATACGGAAGTTTCCCTGGTGTACGAGTAGAGGTTTCTGGTGGCGGAATTACTGCCATCTCAATCGGTGCAGAAGAAAAACTCGTCATCTTTGGTGAGCCAAACTATCAGAATGATGAAACATTCCTCTCTGATGGTGATGAAGATCCGCTCGTTGCTGATCTAACTGGCTCATTTGAGACACCTGAGACTATTAACGCTCGCCGCGAAGCAGACACTACATTCGGTTCAGGTAGTGAACTTGCTAATGCGATGCGCGAAGCGCTTGGGAACGGTGCAAATATCGATTTCCTTTACGGAGTTGCACCTCGACGATTTAATGTAGTTGCTGAGACACAATCCACACAAAGTGGTACACTCAGCGCAGGCACCTCCTCGAATGCTACAATCTGGGAAGAAGATGTATCGGACGAATCGAATATTTCAGCAATTGCTGTACGAGACACTGGTGTTCCTGATGATTCTGACGATCCGGAAGTCAGATATGATTACACGAGTCCTCCGACTCAGCCGAGTGATACGGATATTGTTCACATCAATCCACTAACTCGTGAATATGCAGCAGACTCATCTCCTGATGGAGATTACGAGTTTGACTATAAATACATTGATTGGCAGTCTGCGTTCGAAGCAGGAGATGTAATTAATGTAGTCAATGAGGATGAAACAGGACTATTCGATGCACTCACAGATTCTGACTTGGTTTCTGGAGCACTCGATGGGTCTGTTTCAACACAGCGTGGTAATTTCAAATTAGTTAATGCGATCTCTGGCGCTGAGCCGAATGACAATGAAGAAATTACCAATGATGCTGGTGACTACGTTCGACGAGATGCTCAATACGATACAGGAGACTTTACACAGGGATCGGTTGATTCTGATCACTACTTTAAGCTTGCTCCTGTTCGTGAGAACAACAGCAACAAGACAATCCTTGGAGGCGTAGGTGGCCTCTTTGCAGGCAACCCGATCA